ATTCCAAATTTTCTTCATTGATTCAACGTCATTGCTTTTAACAGCAGTCAACATTTCACGCATGCGCTTGTTCAATTCTTTTCGTTTTGGCATAACCTCGGTAGAATAAACGCCGGCTTTTTTACTGGACAATTCTTTTTGTTCATCCAACCATTCCTTAATCTGAGCTTGCATCTTTTTAATAGCGCCTTCTGTTGCATTTTTAACTAATTCTTGAATACCTTTAGCAACTTCATCTTCTTCAGCACCTTCTTCTCCACCTTCTTCTTCAGCACCTTCGCCTTCTTCTGGGAGATCAGCAACCTCTTCTGTTTTATCTTCGACTGCTTCTTGTTCTTCAGCTGGAAGATCCTTAACAGCCTTTACTACTTTTTTCTTTTCATCGGGAGTAGCATAACCCTTTTTTAGAAGTCCTTTAATGAACTTCAATAATTCAGCTAAATTCATATATTAATTTCCTTTACTATTTAATTTCTTCTCCTTAATTAATTTTCTGATAGCTCGATTTAATATTGAATTTTCCTTGGCTCCTTCGGTTTTTGACCGAGTTTCTGACCTTTCAGCGCCAAGGCCTTCAACGGCTCTCATTGTAATATTAAGAAGTTTTTGACGTTTTGTTTTGATTTTATTATCTTTTTCAACTAAAGATTTAACAGCTTTTACAGTTGGATTGATTTTTACAGTAGTTTTTTCTTCAATAGACTTTTTAGCCCAGTCTCGGATCATTTGCTGGTTTGTGCTAAACCATTTTTTAGCATCATCAATAGTCCAACCATCATTTTTGTCGAATTGCAAACCCTGAATTTTCTTGATAGTCCCACCCGCAATTACTGCAATGTTTGCTTTAATCTTAGGTTGACTTGATTTCAATGTAATTTTCTTAAAGCTACCTTCATCAAATTCAGCAACATCTCGAACTTTACAATAGATCATCGAGTCAGCCTCGTCCCACTTGCCAACTAATTCTTTTTTACTGGCTTCTTTAGCCTGTTTAGCTTCTTCATCTCCTCCGTCTCCGGGAGCTTCTTCATTATTAGCTTTTGTTCCTGCTTCACCACCGTTGTTGTTGTCGGCAGCATCGTCCCCATTGCCCGGCGGATTCGGTGCATCAGGAATATTGTTTGATTTATCATATTGTTTAAATAATGCGTCTGCGTTTGCCGGAACACTAACGCCGCTATTTTCCAATAATTCTGATTCTAAAATTTTACCTTTATCATCAAAAACTTTTGGAATAAAACCAACGCTGCTTGTGTTTAGGAAACCGCCAGCCACTAAATTAAAAGCTAATTGGCCTTTTGGATTATCAAGAGCAAAAATAACATCGCCCTGAAGTTTATTATCTTTGACCTCAATATTTTTAACCTTCCCAATTATATGCTCGATGCTATCATAATTGTGGCTATCAAGATAAACAGGATTTTTCTTGTAGGCTCTCAAATCCCATTTTTGTTCAACAATATCTCCATGTCTATCCTCTTTGGCCGTAGAAAATATTGCGTGAAAACTGTTATCACTATCCTCCACTTTTTTAAAAATAGTGACACATTCAAGAGTTAAGGCATTATAACCATCCTCTTGAATTTTCTGCCAAAGCTCTTTGTAATTTTTAACATTCAATTCTTCAAAGGATTTATTTGACAGTTGATAAAATTTTCTTTTCATACTGTTATAGTTAAGATTAATTTAATTATTCTAAATTGAACATCTACAATTTACAGTCTCACTTGCGCCACCAGCGGGATCCCCTGGGAATTGTTGGCCGTTAGTAAATGCATCATTTATTGGTCGTTCCTCACCATCTTGACTAGCATGACTATCTCTAACATTAGCGTCTCCAACTGTAACCCATATTTTAATTGGTATCATTGCTTGTTTATATCCTTCAAAAGTTCCTTTCTGCGTTGCTCCGAGTACTTCAGTTCTAGCTATTTGAGTAGCCTTCCATTTTTCAATTTGATTATCATAAGTATCTTCGATACGTCTAACTAATTGAGATCTATTCTCCCCACCTGCCAAACTATCAGCAAACTCACTTTGTAATTTTTCAAATGTAGTTATATTAATTTGTTTTGTAAAAATATCAACTTTCTGATTAAGCCAACTACCAATATCACTACTTAAATTAAATTCAAAATCTGAACCTGCAAATACCATAGCGTTAACTCCCGACTCTTCGACAATTCTTTCAAGGATTGGCGTTAATTCTTCTCTAGCAATATTAACTTCGATCTCAGCATTAAATGCTTCATCAATAGCATTCTTAGTCATGCCAGCCCCAACGCTAGAACTTAGACTTTCAATAACTCTTTTTTGCTGTCCTCTAAAATATTTCTTCAATGCCTTTATAAATACTTCTTCATTGCGATCCATCCTTTTAATCATTATGTTGCCATACATTTCACGAACATCTTTATCTCGTAATGGATGCGGATATTTTTTTATTAACTTCTGTCTTCTCTTGAGTGACTTTTCTGTGTCACCAGATTCTCCTAATGGCACCAAGTTAAATGGTACTAATATATCATCACCACCTTTTATTGGTTCAAGATTAATTTCCTCACGCTTTTCATTGGTGGTCATTGCATTAATTTTATTTGCAGTTTCAAGGTTTGCTCTTTTAGTCTCCTGGTCCTCGGGAGTTGGATCATCAAAACTTAAAGTTAAATTATCTTCTGGAAAAAACTTAGCATCGAGTTTATCTGTCAATTCTTTTAATAATGGTTTGATAGTTTCTCTTAAAAATATCCTTAGGCTAGCTTCGGCATTACTAAACTTAACTTCATCAAAGCTTCCAAGTAATGTTCTAGGCACTCCGGTCATCATTAGAATATCGTTTATGTTTAATTTCTTACTATCCAAAAATGCTAACTCGTCTGGGCTTAGAGCAACTTTTTTATAATCAGCTTCGCCTCCTAAGAATAACGGCATACCTGATTTTGCCGCACCGGCGTATTGCTCTCTATAACTATCTCTAATCTCCGTTAACTGAGTTGGAGTTAATCCAGTAGTTTTAAAATTAATTACTCCCTCAACCTTACCTCCATTACGGATAACCTTAGATTGATAGCTAGTAATTTGATTTTCAGTATCAATAGCCCTGATCCCGGATCTCATTATACTTTCTCCCATGAGTGAATTTTCTGGATCTGGATTCCATAAATAAATAATTTCTTTCTCTGAAAATCTTATTGTTGTGCCATTTGGTGATTGAAATTCATAGCCTACAATTCTGCCTTCTTTATCAACTGCAACTTTTACCCTGTCTGGTCGTAATAAAACTAGGCTATCAATTTTTCTATCTTCAAATAATTCACGTTCTTTAGGTACTATCCAAATAAACGCCTGGCCAGTTATATCTCGATACTTTTGATATAAAGCCCAAAACTGTCGTCCTGTGAATAATGGATTTGGATTTTTGAAAATATCTAATCTATCATCATCAGTAACAATTTCACCAGTACTTTCGTTTTTTAAAACAAAGTCGATCTCACCGACTTTTTCCGCACGTTTCGAAATAGCTTTATTTGTTATTAAACTGATCTTATAGGCGTTTAATAGCGTAGTTTGATTCCAGTCTACGTCAGGATCTGGTAAGCGATTTGTACTTACACTAAAAATTCCTTTTTGTCGACCGAATTTTGAACCTAAATTTTTGATAAATTGGCTAAATTTAGACATTTTATTTCTTTTAAAAAAGGACACTCCCACGAGGGGAGTGTCCTTTGGTGTTTCCATTCGGACGAACGGAGAACTAATTATTAACCAAAAATTACTATGGATTTTATCACTATCTTAATTTTAACAACATTTTAAAAGCACTGTCAAGGTTTAAAGCTGTCACTCGATTCAATCCACTGAAGATTGACTATTTTCCCGGCGCTAACAGTTAACTCAATTTTTACCTTTCCATGTTCTGTTTTTAAGCCTCTAGCCTTTTCTAATAAAAAACCAAGTAACCGGCGCTCGGCTAAACTCTGTGGTTCAATTATCGGAGCATCATTTATTTGTTTATCCATGGCACGACAAGCTATTTATTTTTTAATTAATGCTATACCTTGCATATCAATTTCTCCATCTTCATTAAAAGCATGATCGTAATTTGCTTTTTTTAATTTTTCTGAAATTTCATTGTAGGTATTTTCGCTGACTTCTAGTGTTGAATAAGTATGACTCATAAATTTCTATAAATTAATTTTAAATATTTCTTTGGAAACAATGGCCAATAAAACCAGATCCAAATCCATTTCGGGATCCAGCGAGGCCTGGCCCGGGTTATTTTATTAAGTGATTCGAAACTATTGCCCATTATTTTGCGAGCCTCTTTGCGAAGTTTTTTTGCTTGTTTTCCACTCATACACTTTCTAAATAAATATATTTTTTAGATCTAAATGCTTTATCTAATTTTTGTTGTCCAATTACATTAATATCTTTATCTATCACCACAAAAATATAATCACTAATTTCTCTTGATTTAATAAAAAGAACCCTATAATGATATTCTGTAAAGTTTTCAAAAATACATTCTTGTTTATCAATAACTTTTGCTCTCAATTTTTTTGTTGGTATATCCATATTAAATAAATCCTACAAAAGGCTTATCGTAAAAAGTCAAAACGAGTGCATCCCAAAAATCAGGGGACTTGCCATTGGTTCGTTTTTTCAAATCTTGCTTTGGCTCAATCTTAATCTGCTTATCCGAATTAACTTTATATTTTATCCATGTTGACTGTTGCCACTCATCACGCTGATCAAGTCTAGTATGCTCTTGTTCAATCCATTTTTTAGTCTTCCAGCTTAACTCCGCCTTTAAATTTGAATAAGTCTCTTTGTCTGTTGCCGCATCTCCCACACTTACCCCGCAGTCAACGCCGCACCTTTCTTTTAACCGATCACTTACTCCCCGCCCGATTCCAATATCATCAATATTAACATCAGCCCATTCAATACCAAACCTAGAAACTATTGTTTCAATCTCAGGAATATTAACCATTGTATCCTTAGATTGATTGGTCCCGGCCACCGCCGCAAACTTGCCATACTTAACAACAAATACATTCTTATCTCCACCACCACCGATATCACCACCAAGCTTCGGTTTGATTTTAAGCGACTCTCCATCTTTTAACTTAGCCCTGTCCTTTTGTATCAACTCTAGTATTTTATCGGCTGTAATCCCAAATTTAAGCGACTCGGCTAATACTAGAGGTCTATATCCTCGCTCATCCATCACATCGATTGGTGGAAACTCGCAATCAAATAAAACTTCATAAAGTGGTTTTTCTTTTGCTTCCTCTAAAAATTCCTCAGTATAACGTCCTTCTTTCAATCCCTGTTTAGCATCGATAAAAATTTTATGATATCTCTGACCATCCCAACTTTTTTTAAAATGTGAATTTGGTGGAACTGAATAAAATGGATTACCTATTTTACAATAAAATGCGTCTGCACCTTTACCAGCAATCATTCTAAAAATAGTTGCCTCTGTATTGTCCTGGATTAAACAATACTCATCTCCAATAACTATTTTTGCACCGGCTCCCATTGCCGCCTCAATACTTTTATTTAAAAATTTCTGTTGCGCCGACAATATAAATATGCCACCACCATTATTTAAAATAATTCTCTCTTTATTTTCTTCCTGTTTTAATCTCTCTAGTTTAGTATTTTTTTCAAGTAACAATGGCCATAAAGGATTATCGCCAAGATGATTAATAAAATATCTCATCATCAACTTTGCCTTCTCTGCACTGGGAGCAACAATCGCAACAATCTCACCCTGGACACAAGATATAATTATTGCCGCTAAAGCCACCCATAAAGTCTTGCCATATTGAGTTGAACAAATAATCTCTACTCGTTTATGCTGTCGAAATATCAAAGCGGCAAATATACAAAGCTGTCCATAGGTTACAGCTTTACCTCCCCGCTTTCCCTCAACATTAAAATAATCAGCAAGATGGAGGCTCGACTGTACTATCGCCGGAGAAAGTTGTGGTAGCGGAGGCTTTAGCATTGTTAATTAATAAATTTAATTTATCTAATTGATCTCTAGCTTCTTCATTTAGTGGGGTTTCAATCTCAACTTTTTGTTTGTTAGCAAAAAGTTTATCTACCAACTTAGCCATCATTTTATCGTCACGAGTAAGAACCATAAAAGCAAAAATATGTTTAGCTCCGTATTTTTTAGAAGTAATTATTTTTTCTAATTCTTCTTCGTTTAAATCTCCATCCCAAATCTGTTGCAAAAACCTTGCATCCATATTTTCTTTATATGCTGACTTCCGGCCAGCATTAGATCCGTCATGATCCTTAGCATTTTCGTTTCCTTTTGGTGCCGCCATAATTGTAATTAAATACTATTATTTATCTAAATTAAGCCGATGCTGGTTCTGCCGGATCCAATAAAATAGCTTTCTCTCCAGTATAATCTTCCCAGCGTTCTATAATCACATCAATATATTTCGGGTCCAATTCCATCATAAAACAAGATCTATTCATTTTCTCACAAGCTACTAAGGTCGAACCTGATCCACCAAATAAATCAAGTACAACATCTTCTTCTTTGCTAGAATTTTTTAGTGCCATACAAATTAATTCAACAGGCTTTTGTGTCGGATGTTTATAATTAACATCACGACCCATCTTCCAAACTGATGATTGTCCATTTTCTTGTCGTGTTGCTATTTTTTCAATCATTGCTTTTGCTTTATCGTAGTCCCACTTCTCATCCCAAACTGTATATTGTGATCTATCTCCGTAAAATTCAACATTACTTTTTTTAATCGTAGCATAAAATATTGGCTCATGCTTCCATCGATAATTTCCCCAGCCCATACTCGCAACCAATTTATTCCAAATGATTTGATTTTTGACAAATATTTCAGCGATCGCCATGGCTTCTTCAAATTGTATCTGACTACTACTTGAATGACAGATATAAAATCCAGCCGATACTTTGCTAAATTTCCTATAATTTTTAAATGTAGCAATTAAAAATTTATAAAAATTCTCTTTGTATGGTGGATCAGTAAAAACCATATCAGCTTTAATGCCTTGCATTAAAGCTTCCACGTGTTCTTGCTTTGTAGCATCACCGCAGAATAAAAAATGATTTCCCAATTTATAAAATTGGCCAATTTCCGATATTGGTTCCTCGGGTTCATCAGGTACTTCGTCATCCTCTTTTTTATAATCTGAAAATAATCTATCTAGTTCCTGAGTATTAAAACCAGTATCCCTCAAAAATTCTTTATCAAATTCTTTTAACATTTCGTCATTCCAACCACCAGTCTCAACC